CGTAAATTCTTATCTATGATGGAAGATTTTTGGTTGCCACGCCGTGAAGGTGGAAAAGGTACAGAAATTACTACACTACCTGGTGGTCAAAACTTAGGTGAGTTAGAAGATGTCAAATACTTTGAGAAGAAACTATACAAGGCACTAAACGTTCCTGTATCACGTTTAAATCCAGAAACATCTGGTTTTTCACTTGGTCGTACCAATGAGATTACCCGTGACGAATTAAAGTTTGCCAAATTTGTAGACCGTCTACGTAATCGTTTCTCTGACTTATTTGACCAAGCACTACGAGTACAATGTGTATTAAAAGGTATTTGTACAGACCAAGAGTGGGACGATTTTAGAACTAACATTCACTATGACTTTATTAAAGATAACAATTTTACTGAACTCAAAGATGCCGAGTTAATGAAAGAAAGATTGGCTCTGTTGGCAACAATAGATCCATATACTGGCCGTTATTTCTCACAATCTTGGATTCAACGAAATGTTCTCCGTCTAAACGATGATGATATCAAAGAAATGCAAATTGAGATGGACGAAGAAAAAGAAGCAGGTCTTGGATTACCAGTTGGCGTAACGAATGATGTGGCACAGGCACAAATGATGTCCCAAGTACCATCACAACCACAACATCCGTTAGACCAAGAACATGAGGCAGAATTGGCACAACAAGCGGCCGCTAAATCAAGTGTTAAAGAAGAAACCAATACATTGGTGAAACTAAAGCGGATATTATAAATATTGAATTGGAGATTAAAAAATGACAGATACCACAAGACAGATTATTGATTTTGCACAAGAAGATAACGGCGTAGAGTTCCGCAATGCTTTGTATTCGGCAATTCACGACAAAGTGACGGATCATATTGAAGCAAAGAAGCAAGAGATTGCACATAATTTAATTGCACCACAACAAGAGATGGATCAAGAAGATTCACAGACCGAAGTAGAACAACAGGAAACAGAAGTTGAAAACACTTAAACAATTAATGTCTGAGGCCAAAGAGAAAAAAGAAACTCAAATGGATCCTCCAGCCGTTTTGATGATGAGGAGAAAGTCGGTTAGACAGTTCTCTGATGGTCAACGAGTGGCATTATATTATGTGGATAAATTAGATAAATATGTAACCGTACCTTATACAGCAATGAAATGGTCCTCTACAGTACCATTAGAATTTCAATAGGATAAAAAAAAATGGCAATCGCAAACAGCATACAAACTTTAGTTGATACTAATTCCAGAACCGTTATTAAACGTATTGGTATTATTGATTCTGACGAAAACGAAACAGTCATCATTGAACCATTAAAATTGTTTGGCGCCTTGAATGCCAATGGTGCTTACTATCAAACAGGCAATACAACACCTGCTGGTCTAGCAAATTCTGCATTTACTATTTCAAGAATACTTTGTTCGGTAGATGCCGAAGTTGGACACCTACAATTAAAGTGGCAAGGTACAACAGCCTCACAAACGATTGTAGCTGCTGGTGTAGGTGTTTTTGATAGCAATCCACAATACCAATTTCCATCAATTGGAAACAACGCAATTGGTCCTACAGGTAACGTAACAATTAAAACTGTTGGTACGACAGCCAATGCAGCCTATACAATACTTATTGAGTTACATAAAAACAACAAATATTACGACAGAGGCCAGTTAACTGATCCAGCAGCGTTTAACTATGGTGCATATGCTTTAACACCATAATGAAAAATTTTATTGATGCTCTTCTATCTAATAATTTAATCGAAGCCAAAAGAATATTAGACGAAAGGCTTGATGAATTAGCAGATGACGCTTTAACTGATGTTAAAGAAGATATGGCTTTAGAAATGTTTGATGTAGATTTAGATGAATTAGAAGAAGGTAATATTATGAAGATGGGCCGAACAAAAATGATTCGAGTCCGTATTCGGGGTGGGAAGATACAAAGACGTAAAAAGTTGTCGGCAGTACAAGGTTATACAACAAGAGGGGGTAAGTTAGTTCGTATGTCACCTGTTGAACGTAGAAACCGTAAAATGGCATCAAGAAGGTCAAAGTTTAAAAGACGTGCTAAATTAAGACAGTCGTTAAGAAAAAGAAAAATATCTTTAAGACGCAGAAGTGCAATGGGGCTATAAATGAAACTCATAAAAGAAATTACAGAAACAGTTAGTTACTTGGTAGAAGAATCCGATGGCAAAAAATCTTTGCATATCGAAGGTCCTTTTTTAGTTGCGGAAAAGAAAAACCGCAATGGTCGTTTGTATGAATACAATACGATGAAAAAAGAGGTTGCTCGATATACAGAAGAATACATTAATAAACATCGGGCTTTTGGTGAATTGGGTCATCCTGAATCACCAAGTATCAATCTAGACCGTGTATCACACATGATTACATCATTAAGAGAAGATGGTAATACATGGATTGGTAGAGCAAAAATTTTAGATACTCCTATGGGTAATATCGCCAGAAGTCTTATTGAAGGTGGTGCTCAATTAGGTGTATCTTCAAGAGGTATGGGCTCGTTAAAGAACGTTAATGGAGTTAATGTCGTTCAGCCCGATTTTTATCTAGCCACAGCGGCAGATATTGTAGCAGATCCTTCTGCACCTGGTGCGTTTGTACAAGGTATCATGGAAGGTAAAGAATGGATGTTAGTCAATGGTGTATGGACAGAACAGGATCATTCTCAGGCGATTCAACAGATTCGTCAGGCTTCACGCCGTGAGATTGAGGAAGTAAGTCTGCACATTTTTGAAAACTTCATGAAAAAACTTTAAATATAAATATACATATAAATCAAGGAGATTTTTAAAATGGCAAAATTTAATCTGTCCGAAGCCGCTAAGCAAATTCTAGTTGGTGAGGGCGCCAAAGAAACGTTTGATTCAAACATTTCGTCTAAAGCTGGTGGTAAAGATAGTCCACAGAAACTAAACGTGTCCGTTGGTTACGGCATGAAAGATGCCGGTGAAATTGGCACTAAAGTTACTAAGACTAGTGACGCCGGTCCAACACCAACAAAAGGTGTACCCACATCAACACCTCCTGGCGCAACACCTCCTGTGGGTTCTGAGCCAATGAAGAAACTCAAAGGTCAACCTGCTGAAGATAGAGCGGCAGAAGAATCTGATGTTCAAGGTGGTGAAGATTCTTACGAAACAATTCGTGACCGTAAACCTGGTATTAAACCAAAACAAACAATGCAAGCCAATCCTGGCGCCACATTTCAATCTTATGGCGAAGAAACTGAATCTGATGACGAAGTAGTTTCAGAAGAAAAAGAAGAAGGCCATGAAGATGAGGCAAAAGACAAAGCTCTTATCAAAAAAATGATGAAAAAGGAAAAAATGAAAGAAGATTTAGACGCTCTTTTATCCGGTGAAAACCTTTCTGAAGAATTTGTTCAAAAGGCTTCCACAATTTTTGAAGCCGCTGTTATTGCTCGTGCAGAAGAAGTTATTGCTGAAGCTGAGATTGCTTTGACAGAACAATTTGAAGCCGCAGTAGAAGAAATCAAAGAAGATTTGGCTGCTAAGGTTGATGACTATCTCAACTATATGGTTGAGGAGTGGATGAAAGAAAATGAAATCGCCATCGAAAAAGGCCTCCGTGCTGAAATCGTGGAAGACTTTATTACAGGTCTCAAAGGTTTGTTTGAAGAGCATTACATCGATATTCCTACCGACAAAGTTGACGTTGTTGGTGAGTTGGCCGAAAAGGTTGAGGAACTCGAATCTGCTCTTAATGAACAAATCAGCAAAGGTGTCGAGTTAACCAAAGAGTTAAACGAACAGAAAAAAATTGAAGCCATTTACACAGCGTGTGAAGGCTTAACCCAAACTCAAGTAGAAAAATTGAAATCACTCGCAGAGGGTGTGGAATTTAATACTGAGGAAGAATTTGCTACCAAACTATCAACATTGAAAGAATCATATTTCAGGTCTGATGTTAAAGTTGCAGACAATTCTTCACTAGACGATGAAGTCCAAATTGAAGAAGAAAAGAAGTCAGTTGCTTCCGCCGACCCAATGATGGATCTTTATTCAAAAACCATTTCACAAACTTTGGTTAAGTAATTAACCATCAATACATAAAAAAAGGACTATAAAATGTATTTGACAGAAGAACTACAAAAGAAATGGCAACCTGTACTCGAGCATCCTGAGCTTGAGTCAATTGCCGATCCCTACAAGAAAGCTGTTACAGCTCTTGTTTTGGAAAATCAACAACAAGCTATGAATCAAGACCGTATGGCTTTGAATGAAACTGCTACTGGCGGTTCCACTCCTGCTAACATTACCGGTTCTGGTATCAGCAACTTTGATCCAATCTTGATTTCGTTAGTACGCCGTGCATTACCTAACCTAATCGCCTATGACGTTGCTGGTGTTCAGCCAATGACAGGCCCAACAGGTTTGATTTTTGCAATGCGTGCTCGTTACACAAGTCAAACTGGTTCTGAGGCATTCTTCAACGAGGCAAACACAGCATTCTCTGGTTCGTTCTCTGAGAACAATCCTTATGGATTCAAAGGTACACGTGCATCTGATATCTCTGGTGAATTTCAAAACCCTGCAGCTAACTCTACCACATCTGGTATTGCTATGCCTACAGCTAACGCTGAGATCCTTGGTACAGATACAGATTACACCAAGAACTTCCAACAGATGGCATTCTCGATTGAGAAAGTTACTGTAACTGCACAAAGCCGTGCTTTAAAGGCTGAATACAGTTTAGAACTTGCTCAAGACTTGAAAGCAATCCATGGTCTTGATGCTGAAACAGAATTGTCAAACATTCTGTCTACAGAAATCTTAGCTGAAATCAACCGTGAAGTTATTCGCACAATCTATACCTGTGCTGTTGCCGGTGCTCAGTATGGTACAACTACAGCTGGTTTCTTTGACCTTGACACCGACTCCAATGGTCGTTGGTCTGTTGAGCGTTTCAAAGGACTAATTTTCCAAATCGAGCGTGATGCTAACGTAATTGCTAAGCAAACTCGTAGAGGAAAAGGCAATGTGTTAATTGTATCGTCTGACGTTGCTTCTGCTATGGCAATGGCTGGTGTTCTTCAGTACACACCTGCTCTTCAAGCTGATTTGCAAGTAGATGACACAGGCAATACATTTGCTGGTCTGTTACATGGTCGTATTAAGGTCTACATCGATCCATATTTTGGTGGTTACACAAGCAACCAAGAATTGGTCACCATCGGTTATAAGGGTTCTAGCCCATACGATGCTGGTCTGTTCTATTGCCCATACGTTCCTCTCCAAATGGTTCGTGCAGTTGACCAGTATACCTTCCAGCCAAAAATTGGTTTCAAGACCCGTTATGGCATGGTAGCAAACCCATTTGCAACTGGTGCAACAGTTCCTCCATCAAACGACAATGGCAAACTGTTTGCTCGTTCAAACGTTTACTATCGTTTATTTGGCGTGAAGAACTTGATGTAATCAAAAAGTCCTCGACAAGAAGGACATTTAGAGAGACCACTTCGGTGGTCTCTTTTTTTTCGACCTAAATAAACGTATGACAGCACTTACAAGAATCCCTCAGAATACAAATTACCTTCAAGCGTCAAAGTATATTCTTACTTTTGATAGAATTGGATCGGTACAGTACTTCTGCCAATCAGTAAACCTGCCTGGAGTTAATCTAGGACAGGCACCAATATTCACTCCAACTTTGGACATATTTGCCCCTGGTAATAAAATAATGTATAACCAGTTAAACGTTGATTTTGCCGTAGATGAGAAGTTAGAAACATGGCAGAATATATACTCTTGGATGCGATCCATCGCCTCTCCAGAGAGTTTTGAGGAGAGAAAAAGGTTGGCAGCACTACAGAACCAATATAAACAAACACCTGAAAGCCCATATTCAGATGCCACTTTAACTGTGTTAAATAACTTGAACAATCCAACCATACGGGTTCAGTTTCTTAATGCATTTCCAGTCATGCTGGCAGACATTGTTTTTGATACTAAAATGTCAGCTGATGATATCATGTATTCTACAGTAACATTCCAATACGACTATTACAATTTTATACCGGTTTAACTTGAAAGATTTGTAATGAAGAAAGAAATTGAAGATTATTTAAAAGAGTTAACTGGCAATTTAACTGGCATAAGTTATAGTGATCCAGCCATCCGTGGTGGATTTGATTTAGGTACCAGAGAAAGTGGTGGTGATTGGCCAGCAACTGCCGTTACCATGGTTGGTACTCAACGATTAGAAAATCTCCGATGGATCTCTGAAGAAATTATTGATAATAATATTGAAGGTGATTTTGTAGAAACTGGTGTCTGGCGTGGTGGTGTCTGTATCTACATGGCCGCTCTGTTTAAAGCAAATCAAATTACCAATAGAAATGTATGGGTGTGTGATTCATTTGAAGGGTTACCACCTCCAAATCCAGAAAAATACCCAGCCGATGCCAGTGACAATCATCATTCAATAAAAGAATTGGCAATACCATTGGAAGATGTTAAACACAATTTTGACCGTTATGGTGTACTGGATGATAATGTAAAATTCATCAAAGGGTTCTTTAAAGATACCATGCCAACTATTGAGGTAGAGAAAATTGCCATTCTTAGATTAGATGGTGATATGTATGAATCTACCATTGATGTATTAAATTATTTGTATCCAAGATTGACCGTGGGTGGTTATTGTATTATTGATGATTATGGACTTGGTAACTGTGCGCAAGCTGTAAATGATTACCGAACAGAACATGGTATTACGGATGAAATGACTTTTATTGCACCTTATAAATCTTCATTATATTGGAAGAAAAGCGCTTGACAATAAACTAATAGTGTAGTATACTGTAATTTTATAAACCTTTTTGAATTTATTATGGAAACATTAGAGCAAGTACTTAAGCATTGGGAAAAAGATGCAGAGATGGACCAGACAGAGCCTGGTAAAGAACTCATTCGAATTCCCGTACTACACAACAAATATCTTTCTATTCTCACCAAACATAAGATTGCGGCCAAAAAGGCACACTTTGATTACCTACGTATGCGTAAGGTAAAGATTGAGTATTACTCTGGCAGAATGAGCCAAGAAGAATTAGAAGAACATGGCTGGCAGCCTTTTTCATTTGTATTGAAATCGGACATTAGTGCTTATCTGGAAGGCGACAATGATTTGATTAAGATGTTAGAAAAGAAAGTATATCATGAAGAATGTGTATCGGTTATCGAATCTATTATGAATGAACTCAAACAAAGAACCTGGCAATTACGAGATTTTATATCGTGGGAGAAGTTTATTGGTGGACAATGATATAGTAATCTCCAAAGTAAATGAAGTGTATGCCAAGATAACTTGTGAAAAACATATCGCAAAAGAGTTATCCGAATACTTTACTTTTTTTGTTCCTGGTTACCAATTTGTTCCTGCGTATCGTAATAGAATTTGGGATGGAAAAATTCGTATGTTTAATTTACAAACGAATCAAATCTATCTTGGTTTATTACCATACATTGAATTGTTTTGTGAAGAAAGAAAATACCAATTTGATTATGGTGATCCAAGGCCTGATATTGAAGATGAATACTCAGTCTATCATGCCAAAAAGTTTATTGATTCCTTAAACATTCATGCTCGTGGTGAACCAATTGAAATACGAGAACACCAATTAGATGCCTATATTCATGCCATACAGAAACGCCGAGCGTTGTTGGTATCACCAACGGCATCTGGCAAATCTCTTATCATCTATCTAATCTTCCAGCAATTACACAAATATCAAAACCTTAAAGGCCTTGTAATTGTT